GTGCTTGCTTTGTTCGAGCGGATAAGGTATAATGAATCATACTTAATTGAAAACCGGAGAAACAAATGAATGATTTATCCTTAATCGCCGAGGTGATTGCGTATTACGAAAATGACGACCAACCGTTTAGTTACCATATTATGGGTATGCTAGACGCAAAACGCGACGTGAGCGACCAGTGGCTTAGTCTAGGCAATGCTTACCTAAATGGAGAATTTACCCCATCGGATTGCCGTTTTATGTATGGAATGTTAAACAGCGCGGAGGTTTGATTATGTTTAAAATTGGCGATAGAGTTAGCGTAACCGTGACTGGATTACATAAAGGAACGTATGTGGGCGTGGTAGCGGCAATAGAAACATTACCATACGGTGCTATCTCGTCAATTGTTGAACGCCCAAGCGGACGATTGGGATTGGTATTAGATAACAATCCTTTTGGAGTGGGCGTTGCTTATTTCTGGGAAAGTGACTTAACTTTAATAGAAAGTGCTTGACTTTGTTTACGCAGTCGAGTATAATAACTTATACTTAATTGAAACCGGAGAGATGAAAAATGAATTATTTTAACACTAGATATGCGGCAAAACAGGCGTTTCCTAACGGTATCGTTAGAAAAATATTAAATCATCATGTAAACGCAAATGCTGGTGATTATGTTGTATTTAATGATTATTCTACTTATGCAGATTGGAAACGTTGCGGACACGTTAAATAAACATGAATAAACGCGATAGAAGTCAAGAATGGTTAGGTGATAATGTTGAATATGTTATCCGTATGTTTATTTCAGCCTATACAAAGAAAGGAAAGAAAATAGCGTTCAATAGGTTTAACAAAATGTTAGACGACGCTGGAGCGCAGTATTGGGAAAAATGTGCAATCCTTTCATGGGCTCAAAAAAGAATGATTCGAGCCGGAATAAATTTGGAGGAAAAATGTTAAAAAGTAACCCGATTATCCAAGAACTTGAATTACAAGAGGGTGTTTATCTAAGTTATTATTCATTTCAGTTACACGCCTTAGAAGGGAGAAATAGCGGTTATTCGCGCGATCCTGAATTTCCATCAAACGACATTGCATGGTATTACGGTGTTTGTGATGGAATTGATAATTTGCTTGAAGTTATTCCTGAATTGACGTCCACAGATCGCGAATTTGTTGTCCTATTACATAAGATAGCAAAAAGCGATCAACCTAGTGAGGGAGGTTGGAGATGGCATAAATGGGGTGATTATATAGGTACACAAACGCCTACCACTGAATACATTTATGATGAGCCAGAAATCGAGGTCGTGTATTGTTATCACATTTACGAGAAAATTAAGTAAAAAGTGCTTGCTTTGTTCAAGCGGATAAGGTATAATGAATCATAATTAAATTAAACGAAACGCTTTCAGGACGGCTTTGCTGGTGACCGAATCCAGCTTAACGATAGTTTGGCGAGTAGGGTGGTTCCTATGGTCTGGACTAGTCGGGATATCATACTGCTGACCACAGTTACTGGCGAAAACCCAGTGCCGTCCTGAAAGCGTTTCTAAAATAGCGGAAGGAAAAATGAATATAAAAAATAAATTTATCGAGAATACATTTTTGTTTGTTGTGATACATTTGTATTGTTTAATTGCTATGCCTTGGCATATCTATCAAATAAAACAGCGAGATAAACAAAACCAAAAATCGCAAATTACAAAAGAAATGATGGATAAAAAAATTCAAGATTTAAATAAATTTTACGGTAAAAGTAACAAATGGAGCGAAAATGATAGTAAATAATCAGATACAATCATTTAAAGAATACACAAAAAACATTTGTTATGAGTGGGTTGAGCTTGAAAAGATTGAGGAAATAAGTTCACAAAACTTAATCAAAATGTTACAAGAATTGCAGCGTATACATAACACAACTGATTTGACGATTAGTTGCGAAGAAGTGCTTGATGGATATCATAGTTCAACACAAATAGTAATTTCTCGTTTAGAAAACGCCTATGAGTTTAATGAACGAATTAGGGGTATGTACGATTATTATGTAGCCAGAGAAAACAACGCTAGAAAAAAAGAACAATACGAAAAACAACAAGAATTAGACAAATTGATGCGCAAGCAGCAAGAATTACAAAAACAAATTGATGCTTTAAAATAACGGGAAAATGGTACAATTAAATGAAATTTTTTGCTGATAATAGTTTAGGCTTAAAAGCTAACCTAGAGCGTCACAATAAACGGCAAGAACAATTAATGGCATCTATACAAAAAATTTTAGACGAACCCAGCGAATTCGATGATGTATTATTAGTTTCTTATAGAAATATGTTAGATCTTCTATTAGCAAGCAAGGCAGAATTAGTCAGTAAAATTGGCAGAAAAAGTGCTTGACAAACTTTACTGCGTAAAGTATAATAACTTATGTTTGAATAATAACGAACCGGAAAATATGGAAACCAATTTATACATGATACAATAACATGAGAATTGCATATATAGCGTTAACCTTTGTTTATTTTTGTTTGATAATTTCGCTTGCATTTCGGTTTAACGAGTTAACTGCAAAACAGGATACTAAGTTACCTATTCATATTCAATCGTTCTGTCAGGCTCAATACGAGATCTATGGAGTCGAGTTTAATGGTTGTATAGACGCATATCAAAACCGGAGAAAATAATGGAACAGGTCATTAAAAAATTATTAGAAGGTCAATATATTGCAAGAGATAAGACTAATTCCAATTTTTATACATTTTGGGATACAGGTTTAGTGGTATATTATTTTCATTCATCATTTTTTACTCTTAGAAATATTGATACAATTGTCAAACATAACGATAAATGGTATCTTTTCAATTCAGATCTTATTGAGGGTAACCAAAAGGCGATAAGAGATGATATTGAGAAAGTTTTCGAAAATAGTTCTATCTTTACATGGGTAGAATGTGTTGATACAAATTTATTACAATATCGTCAAAGATTGGCGTTTGATGATTTATAGGTGGTTAATATAAAAAACGGAGAAAATAAATTAGAGCTAAACAACATGATAACTGATTATGATAGCACAATAGCCAAACCATTACCTAGAACTACAATCAAATGTATGCTCCCATATAATCCGGATAAAAACAGATTCAAATATTGTTTTGAAATGACATATTATGGTAGCAATCAAAGAGATGAATTGCAATCATGGTGCGAGGAAAGCCCTACTAGAGAATGGGGCAATATGGGTTATGTATATTGTCAAAGCGATGATGACGCAATAGAATTTATCAACACTTGGGGGATTAATTACCCGCGACGCAGAAAACAACCTGATGCGCGAAAACAGTGTGCTGAAAAAATTAACGGTCATTGTCCATTACATAATTTATTTTGCCAATATCCTGAATGTGAGAAATAAAATGATGAATGAGAAAATTAACGCGCTGTTTAATGTTTGTGGTTTTCCCAATGATGAAATAATGGAAATCATTTTGGATGCTAATAAATCGTTATATATTCAGCGATTTGCTGAATTGATTATTCAAGAATGTATCAAAGCGATTGATGATGGCGATGGTTCAATGAGTAGCATGGCGGAACATAGTATGCGCTCAGTTTGTCAATCTGATATTAGAAGTCATTTTGGGATTAAAAAAAACCAATAAAACAATGAACGATAAAATTAATGTATTAGCTAAACGATCAGGCATAGATTTATACGGCTTAGGTCTTGACCGAGAAAAATGGGAAAAATGTTTGGAATCGTTTAGTAAATTAATCATTCAAGAATGTCTTGATAAAATTGAAACGCATAAAATCCCTGTAGGTAACAGTCCGGCAGGAGAGTTAGCCGCTGATTGGACTTACAACGCACTAGACTCAGTTAGCATTAATATCCGAGAACATTTTGGATGCGAATAGAGAGTCAACAAAATTATGGCGACAATAAGCATACTCGGGTTATTTATTATATTATGTATTATAATTAACAATTACATTAGGCTTCAAAATTTATTAGATAATCGACATAAAATAAAGAGGAAATAAAAATGAGAAGTGATGCATCAAGATTTACCCAATATGTTTTATTTGATATTAACCATGCAAACGAAAAATTATCCAAGGCTGTATGGAGTATCGGTAATGTACAACCGCAGTATACAGCTGAGGAATTTGATTGTGTAAAACAGCTAATGTGTGAATCTAACGAATTGGCTGAATTAAAACAAAATATTGCTAATATTGAAGCGATGCTGAATAAAAACGGAGGCTAACATGGGTAAAAATGGAACACCGAAACGGAACTCATGTTTATTATACCTACCATTTTGGAGTTAAATGATGGCATCCTCATATTTTATATGCTGCACAAATTTAGAAACTAAATTATCAGAGCATTTTAAAGTGCCGCATTCAATATATGTTTATGTTAAACAGCTGGAATGCCAAATATACAAACTTAAAAAAGAAAATTGTAATGAGGGCGATAAAGTAATGAGTCAATTTAAAGCAATTAAAATAGAGCAATTTCTCCCTGATGAAGATAAAATATCAGATGGTGTTATTTCAAATGGATTAGGTGACCCAAGGAAAATACTTGAGTTAGACTGGGTGATTGATACTGTAAGAGGTCGAAAAATAATATATGGTAAAGACTGGATTGCCTACAACGCTGATGGTGAAAAACTGATGATTAAAAGCCGTACTATGAGAGAATTCATTACTAATGAATTTGACCCTCCACCAAATTTTGAGGGTGGTTGGTGAATAATAACTTACGCGAAAGTGCTTGACAAACTTTACTGCGTAAAGTATAATAACTTATACTTAATTGACTGGAGATATAAATGAATCATCAACGAATATACAATGAACTTTACCAAGATTTCGGTCCTGTAATCGCCCTGAGCGTGTGTCAAGTTAATGCCATTAATTTGACTATGAAGGTCAAAACACGCGACTGGAAGAGCGGTTCTTTTAATCGAACTGACCGAGTAATCAAGAAAGCCCAAAAGTTATTATATGAATTAGACCAAAATGATTTTAACTTAGTTATCGCCCTATGGAAAAACGTAAACGTTTGGCAAGTTGGTCAGGATATGGACGGTTTAGGCGGCTGCGAGAAAAAAACATTTTTACAGTTATTGGAGAAAAAAGGCTATGAGTCAAAATAGAATACGAATTCCATGCAAGGACGCTGATATTATATTGGCAGCGGATAAAATAACATCGATGATTTTACAACCACTAACTGCTGATGGCGGGATTAAATTTTATGTCCTAGATATTAGAACTGTATCAAATCAAATAGTAAGTTTACATAGCGATCCAAGAAATCAAGAAAGTACCATGTATTTAAATAGCGATGCTTTAATGTCTATTCATAACAACTTTTGGGCGTACTTAGGTGAGTAGATATAGAATTTTAGAAAAACCAGTGTATGATTATTCCGGTGAGCTTTCAATGGAATATTTTCCACAGTATAAATTGTGGGGATTGTTTTGGGTAGGCTTAGACAATGAAAACGGTCATGCTTCGTCATGGTTTGAAAATACTGCTCGTGGGACAATAAAAGCTCACAAAGCAGGAAAGGCGGCAAAAGATGGCAAAGTTAGAATTATTGAGATAGACGATTAAATCGTGCTGCGTGTACGTGGGTTAAAGAAAATAGCATTGGAGAATAGTTATGAGCAAAGAAAGAGAGTTACTGAAACAGATTCAGCAATTTCTGGCATGTGATTGTGAAGACATTTATGGATTCGCCGCAGATATTGAAGAAATTCTTACACAACCTGAGCAAGAGCCTGTGGCTTGGATGAATGAGTCTGGCAGTTGCTTTTTATCAGATGGTAACAAGTATAGTGACCTTTGGACACCACTCTACACAGCACCACCAAAACGTGAGCCACCACAGACTGCAAGAGAGATGTATCAGCGGGGGCATGCTGATGGGGTTAGGTTTGCTAAAAAAGAACATGGGTTGGAAAATAGTGGTAGAATTTGAGATAGACGAATGAAAAATAATAATGCTTCATCATATGCCTTTGCATTAATGATTTTGTTGATGATTTGTGGATTTTGGTATTTAGTATATCAACGCGATACATTAATTAATGAATGCGAAAAGAATTTACCTAGAACGCAACATTGTCATTTAATTGCGATACCAAATGAATAAAATTTAACAAAGTGCTTGACATACTGCATGCATTCGAGTATAATAAGTTATACTAATTAACTAGGAGAGATAAAAATGGGTGCAGTGTTAACATTAATGATGTATTTTACTTCCGCGCAAATAGCGAACGGAACTCCAGAAGTAACCATTATGGAGTTCGATACCTATGCGGAATGCGAGTTTTACATCGAAAAACATAAACCTGTGATTGAGCGTGAGTTACAGGATGGTTTGTTAGGCTATTCAGCAAAATGTGAGGTTAATTAAAATGTCAAATTATATTTTAGTACAAGTAGATATGAATGATGGCGATTATGTAAGTAATTTTACTGCAATCAGCGACGAAACATTAACGATTATAATGCCTTTGATTGAAAAGATTAAAGCTAATCCAAACCGTCATAATTTTAATTATCGCGATAATTGTGATGATGGTGAACATGCATATGATGTATATGTAGACAAGGAAACGGTTGATCACGACGAAGAAGTTCTTGATATATTTTGGGATTTTCTTCCTGTAACAGAATATGGTTTCCATACAATAGAAACTATTGAAATTTATGAAGTTGGTCACGTTGAAAAATTATTATGACAGAAACATTTAATTACGATTTAGAACGAATGAAAATAGCGGTTAATTCGCCAACCGTTAAGTTGGAGTTATATCAAATGAATAAAAAAATATTAGAATTGATTGAAGTATGGGATACATCATTAACTGATGATGCAGATTTTGACGACGAATTAAGTTCTTTGGTTAAGCTGGTTATCGAAGATGTTTTGTGTTTTGTTTTAGACGAAGTGCGATATGAAGCAGGAACAAGTGTTGCTAGAACTATCGAACAAGAAGTTAAAAAACATTATGGTTTGCTTGATGAATCAGAAAATTAAAGAGTATTTACCAAACCCTTTTACAGTAGATTATCAATACAAAGATGGTCCGTTAGAGTTATATACCGAACAAGAAATGTTAAAGTTCGGCGAATATATCGTTAAACGTTGTATGGGTATTTACCAAGCAATTGATCACGGTAATCTAATAGAGGGAACTGACGATTATCAAGAAGCAATATGGAGGACGTTTTTACAAGATGAACGAGAAAATTAAACAATTAGCTGAACAAGCTGGATGGGTAGAGACTGGGGATGATAACTGGATACATCCCTATTATCAAGAACGCGGATATTTGACATTAAACGATTTAGAGCAGTTTGCTAGGTTAATTATCGCAGAATGTCATAGAGAAATAACTGAACATAGTTGGTAATGAGAGGAAATAATGTCAAATGAAAAAACCTTAGTAGAAGAATTGGTAGCTGCGCTGCAATTAGCCAAAGATATGATGGTGGCAAATGATTTGGATTTACCTAATACAATGGGCATTATAGATGCGGCTTTAGAACGAGCAAAAAAAGATTAAAAAGTGCTTGACAAACTGTATTGGTTCTAGTATAATAACTTTATACTAATTGATTGGAGATGATAATGGCTGAGTTACTTGAAAAACGAATCTATACTAATGACTTAAAAGAAGGTGTTAGAGTTAAATTGCGCAACGGTTGGGAAGCAATTATGCGCGATAACAAACGCGGAAACTATCGTTATGCCGAGGTATTTGGTACATGGCACGAAACTGGCGAAATTTACGCTCATGATATTGTTGGCGTAAAAATTGATGAAATTTGGTATCCTGTTCAGCATACCCTTAAACAAAAACAAATGTTAATTCAGGTCAACGATGCTAAAATTTAAATTACAGTTTGAATGTGAAAACGACGCATTTGTTGATGATATGAATGGTATGATAGCCAGTATTCTTGTTGGTTTAGCCGATAAAATACATCATTCCTCTAGCGATATAACAGGGGAAAATATTTACCTACGAGATCCCAATGGCAATAGAATTGGCGTAGCATTATTATCTGACCATTTTGATATTTTAAATGAATCAGGTCATCGTATTGGATAAAAAGGATTGATATGGATTACATTTTATATTTTTTTATTTCGTTTGCTGGATCAAATTTAGAACCAAGTCCAGATCCTCAGATATTTAAATCACAGGAAAATTGCGAGACAGCGCGTCAACTTATCGTTAATGACTTACGGTCAAAAATGGATAAAAATATTATGATTAATGGCTATTGTGTGAGAAAATAATTATGAAAATTGTAAAAGTAAGTGAAAAAACAAGAGCAAATATGACATTGGTTCTAGCTAATTTGCAAGAAACAATTGATCGCAGAATGAAACTTATTCAAAAGTACAATAAATCCGGAGATGAAGAAAAAATACGAATTGCTACAGCATTGGAAGATAATGTAGGTATGTTAATCCAAATGAAATTGGATATCATTGCTCTTGAGCAAACTAGCGAAAAAGAAATATTCGGAGATTAAAATGGAAAATGATGGTGTTTTATTTGTAGTGGAAATGTTGCGATGGGGTGATCGAGAAAATCACAGCTATGTTATTGGAGTTTATTCTTCACAAACTTTAGCGGCTTTGGCAGGTGAAGCAGAGAAAACATGGCGTGCTGGAAAATATGAATATGCGATTAGCATAATGCAATTAGATTATATTCCACAAGACAAATTAGATTGCCACGGAAAAACTTTAGGGGATTTATAATGCACGATATTGTTGATTATATTATTGTCGGAGTTGTGTATGCTTGCATGGGAATTTGGAGCGGGCATATTGGTAGAATTCTGCATCACTCAAAACCGTTGAGATTATTGGAAATTTTCTTTTGGCCATTTTTTGGAGTTGCAATCGTCCTTTGGGGGTTATATACCTCTGTAGCTACCATATTCGCTGACGAAGATTTAAAATGAGTGACGTTCAAATGCAAGCAATTTATGACGAGATGATAGAAATGTTTGGGAGTTTACCCAATCATCGTCAAGAGCCGATACAATTCGCGCATTATGTAAAATTATTTTATTATTATAAATCTCGCGCTGAAGCACAAAAAGTGCTTGACTAATCTATTGCAATAGAGTATAATAAATTATACTTTAACAACTGTGTTCTTTATTAAAGGTTAGGAGAGAATTATGAAATACAAAGGTTTTATTATAAATCCTGTTTATTCGCTTTGCGCTGATTGGCGTTTAGATAAACATGGATCTGTAGTAGCGAAACGAGTTAAATCCTCAGACATTGAATACTATGAAATCCTCGATCCTATTGAGGGTGGAAAACGGTTTTTCGCTGAGAATACTATAGCGGAATGTAAATCAGAAATTAATCGTATCCTTGCTATATTAGGTATGAAAGATAATACGCAAAAATCATGGGATTTATTAGAGAATTAATATGAACGAATTTGAAGTTGAAATGAAATTTAAAAACGAACCCAGATTAACAGTTTATAAAAAAGCTAGAACTTCTGATGGTGCGCGTTTTGCTGCTATCCTCGAGGCAAGTATGAATGGTTTTGATGTTAATGTTGTTGAATTTATAAACATAAAAAAGATGAAGTAATGGCAATTAAATCAAAATTAATCAAAAATGAAATATCGCCTGAATATCCTTGTATCGGTAGATATCCCGATAATATGCTTGTTTTGTTTACTGACCAACGTATAGGAACGGTAATTCATCAAGGGAATTCAAGTCACAAAATGGGAACTCATAAAGATTATTGGATTAATACTTGGGAAAAATTTGATAGCAAAGTAACATTAACTAACGGACAATAAAATGGCAATTATAGTACAATCAACTGAACATAAAACAGAAAATGGCATATCTTATCCATGTTTAGGTATTTTTCCAAACGAACAAATTGTTTTGTTTACTAGTATATCTGAGGGCACATTAATTAAACAGGGGCAATTTACATCCTTGCCTATTGGAACTCATACCAAAGATTGGATGCGCGATTGGGAACCATATGTTGGTACAGTAACTCTGGCAAACGAGAAATAACATGGAATTTATGACATTACTGATTATAGGGATTTATTTTGCAATAGGTATGTTTTATGCTTGTATGACTGAATATGACGGTATTAATGGATTTAAAAAGTGGTTTAATAGAACCGTTTTTTGGATTGTTGATATGTGGAGAAAATAATGGAATTAAGTGAAGATGAATTTCTAGAAAAGTACGCTGAAGTTGAAGTAACATTTGATAGTTATTATAAATATGCGTTTAAATATGTTGGTTATACCGATCCTGGACCTGATGGATTACGAATAGAGGTTAGCTATGGCGGTGCACATTACCGAATTTATCGATTTGAATTAAAAGCAGGACATACAGTTAAATTAGGTGAAACTGCTATGAGTTTTTATAGTGGCACAGCAGAAACTATATCCGGTGAAATAGTAGACGAATATTACGAGTTTTAACACGGCTCCAAGTCACGGGGGTTTTTGCAGTTTACCGTACTGACAGCTTGGAAAGACAAGCACTATGAATGATTGGTTGATTTGCGCCGAACTGTCACAGCCATGATGAGTGGAGCTTAACCCAACCGCCAGTATCAATCAATCATTGATAGTTGATGCGTAGGCTGATACGCACCGATGTGATGTAAGAGGGGAATAAGGCTATACGTTAATCCTTATTAAGCTGGAGTTCAGTGCCAGCAACTATCAAATCTCCTTAGCCTGCCGGAGAATAATAAGGTAGGAGTGCGCCGAACCAGCTTGTGCACAGCGAGTGGACTGGTGACAGCTTGGAAAGACAAGCACTATCACGGATAAGAGCTGTTATTGTCAGGGTGAAACTTTTTCGCGAAGAGTTGTTGGTTCGACTTCAACCAATAATATAGTTTGTGTGTACAGCAAAAAAGAAAGCTCTTATCACGTGATAGTTAATGCGTAGGCTGATACGCTGAACCTATAAGTCTTTGTGTGTTGATTAGGGTGAAGTGAGCACTTCATAACAGTATTCGCAGTTTAGCTCAACTGGGTCACAAAGGAAAGTCGGAGTTCAGTACCGACAACTATCTTTAAATTTACAATTGTCTAAATGATATTTTTTAATTGTATTTTTACCGATTAATCTATTACAATGTGGGCATAATATTTTTATTTGAGACGTAAATTTTACGCCATATTTTTCTGTCATAGTATTTTGTTGTTTTTCTTTAATTTCCGGAGATTTTAACGGAATTTCAACTCCATAATTTTTTAATGTTGTTTCTCTTTTTTGTTGTTTTATAATCGGCGATTTCGATACATTATCGAATCCGTAAATTTTATTTAAAGTTTTTTTAGATTTATTTTGTATTTTTTCTGAGGACAATGAATATTCTACTCCATGATTTTTTAATGTGGTTTCTTTTATTTTATTTCTAAATTCTATAGAATCCATAGCATTTGTTATATTATATTTTTCTATCATAGAATTTTTAAATTCCGTTGTTCCAAAAGATATTCCGGAATTATTATGTTTATTAAACCATAAATCTGATGCTGCACAATTTAAAGTTTGTAAGAATAATGTTTCGTAATCATGTGGAAGTAATCCATCGCAATTAATATCAATCCTAAGAATTTCAAATGCAGATAATCCTTGGGATTTTATGATGTAATTTATTTCTGAAGATGATGTTGTATAACCATTAATAGTCATAAATTCAGATGGGTGACAATTTTTAGCATATCGTGAACCTGCGTACATTTTATTAGATTCGATATGACGGATAATGTAAAAATATGGAATTGTTTGTGTATAAGTATTTGTGCTGAACATTAATGTTCTCCATGAATATTGTAAGGAATGTTTAGTGCTAGTGGATCTTGCCGGATCGCGACTAGCATTTTTATTTATAAAAATATTTTATTGAGGGGTTTTATTATGGGTCTTGATTGTTATTTGAGCGGTAGTCGTTATATTTCTGAATATAGCGAAGTTGACCAACAATTAGATAAAAATATCAACAGCGATGCAGTTAAACGTTTACTTCCAAAAAACGTGAGAATTGAAAAAATCAAAGTTGAAGCAGCCTATTGGCGAAAAGCCAATGCAATTCATAACTGGTTTGTTCAGTATATTCAGGATGGTATTGATGATTGTAAAGAGTATGAGATTGACAAAAGGAAATTAAAACAATTATATGATACTTGTAAAGAGGTATTAGCGGATCGATCCTCTGCAGAGGATTTGCTTCCTTCAGCGGGTGGGTTCTTTTTTGGAACAACTGAATACGATGATTGGTATTTTGAGATCCTTGAGCAAACTATAGAAAAATTAGAACCACTACTTGATGATTCCGATGAATCTCCTTGGCGTCTCTGGCGTTTTACTTATCAATCTAGTTGGTAAAAAAGTGCTTGCTTTCTTTATTAGGATTTGCCATAATAAAAAAATATATGAATAGCGAATTTATTAAGCGATTAGGTTCTATTTCTGGTTGGGTTGGGCTTGTATTATTACAGTCAGCTACTTTACCAACAATCATTAATAGAATCTTAGATCCTACCGCAGCAATACCTCCATTAAATATGGTATTGTTAATTTGGGGAGGGTTATTTTTGTTTTTAATTCGCGCATTTATCCAAAAAGATATGCTGTATATTATTTCAAATAGCATTGGATTTTTATCTCAATCTGTGCTACTTTATTTGATTGTTGTTTAGGGGTTATATTATGAAAAATGCAAAAAAAGAATTGATTAAAGATTTAAAGGATAACTTTAATTCTGTTATCCTATGTGCTGATATTACATATGAACCCAATTATGGGTCAGAAGTTCATTTTAGGTTGCCCGTTGGTTATACCGGAGAACAGTTAGCTGAATTTTTAGATAAATTAGATTTTGATTATAATAATGGTTATGGTCGTCAACAAGTATTTGGATATGTTTGGTTACAAGATGATTGTTGGTTAGAACGAGCAGAATATGATGGTAGCGAATGGTGGGATTTCAAAGATACACCGTTGATTCCGGATTACCTTAAAGCACATCGCGACCATTGGGAGTTGGTATAATGCATAATTTTGATATACTGACTCAACTTAATTTACCCGTTAACGATAACGGAATTGTTCTTATTGGTGATAGTAATATCAATAAAACTGAAATTCCTCATTATAAACCTGTTATCTTTCGAGGAAAAGTAGTAAAAGATTATTATGTTAGCCCAAAGGGATTTATCATTTCAGCGAAGCAAGGTGTATTAAGAACATTATCTGCTTCTGGTTGTGGGTGTAAATATAATCCATACCCAAAAGTTTCTTTGTCGTTTGAAGACAAAACTAAAAAAACTTTAATGGTTCATCGATTGGTTTGTGAAACATATCACAAAAAACCAATGCCAAAAGAATTAAAAGATTTAAATTGGAATCGTATTCCTGCTAAAGAGAGAAAAATTTTAGAGGATTTTGTTACGCATGCTGATCGATATCAAGTAAATCATATCGATCACGATCATGGAAATTTTCACCCGTCTAATCTAGAATGGGTTACAGTAAAAGAAAATCAACAAAAATATCAAGAACACAAATTGAAAACTACATAGGAATATAAAATGGCGGAAACATATAAAGTTGTAACAGGGCGTTATGAAACTGAAATTATTGAGCGAGTGAATAATTGGGTCGAGCAAGGTTGGGTTATTCATGGTGGTGTGAGCGTTACTGCTGGCGGATCAGGAACTATTTTTGCTCAGGCTATGGTTAGGCGTATCGAAGATGCAATGGAAGAACTTATTGATGCAGAAAATGTAGAATGATTACTCTTGAATATGATGCATTAAATGGTATGGCTTTACCTGAAGGAATGGTAAAGCCTTTTGTTACAGAATTTATTCGTTTAAATAAAACTAAAGATATTAAGTTAATTTTTGGTCAAGAGTTAATTTTACAAGAATTTAGATTAGCATTAATTAATAATGTATTGCCTATTGATGCGTTCAAATTAATGTTTGACGATAGAGAAGTTAAATTTACTTATGATTTTAAAATAGACGATTGGCCAAAAGGAATGTGCGATTATAGCGATCATTGTATTAGAGATATTGTTTCTGCAACAATTGAAAATGTATATCAAAAAGTAGTAGATTAACAAATAAATATAACATGAAAAAAATATTATTAATTATATTATTAACCGTTTCAATTAACGTAAATGCTGCATGGGAACACGCGTTTTCAGATGATGGAAACGATGAATTTATAGATTTATCTTCTATACAACACGGCATTTTTACTAAAAAAGTGTGGATTTATATAAATTTCGACCATTATTCTCGATATAATGTTGGATCGACTATTGCACAAGAAGAATTTAATTGTTCAAATAAATCCCATAAATTATTGTTTTACGCGCATTATTCGGGAAAAAATACAACTGGCGACGTAATAGAATCAGGAAATTTTCATGATCAATGGGAACCCATTATACCTTTGTCTAATGATAACATAAAATATAATATGGTTTGCGGAAAATAACAAATGTATTATAAAGGATATTGTGCAACATTTCATTATGACCCTGATACTAAAGGTTACGCCGGAAGAGTATCTAATCTTAAATATAATGAAATTAGATTTTCTTCTTCTTTAACGCTCGACGCTCTTGAAGAATCGTTTCATAACGTAATTGATAATTATCTTAATGAGTGTAAAGAAAAAAATCACAAACCAGAACAACCAAATAGATAAGGAGACAACATGAAAAAGAAACCTAGTTTACCAGACGAATCGTGCGCTGCTGAGGGGAGCGATGTTATCTTTGATGGGGTAATTACACATTATATCAATTGCCAAGTTGGTGAATGGTATGTAAGTAGAGGCCAATTTAAAAATTTAGTTTTTGGTGGTGCGGATAACGATATAATTCACAGCGGAGATCACGATGATACATTGATTGGTGGCGCTGGGATCGATTTTATTAGAGCCGGTGCTGGAAATGATGAAATCATTGGTGGGTCAGACGGTGATATCATGTTTGGAGATGCTGGAAAAGATGTATTTAAATGGTTTACAGGCGACATATTTAAGGATACACGAGAAGTAGATGTTGTGTATGATTTTGCTCTAGGTCAAGATAAAATTGATTTATCTAAGTTAGATGCAAATTTAAACAAAGCCGGAATGCAACGTTGGAAGTTTACTGGAAACTTCCAACACTATCACACACCTAACGTAAGTGAAGTTTATTACTGTAAAGATCAATACGCATTGATTGGCAACATTGATAATGATTCTAATTCAGAACTCATAATACAACTAATTGGTGTTCTCAATCCATGTAACCCGCCTAAAATTACTATTACTAGCGCAGATCTTATTCTTTAAATTGTCACAGTACTCGTAAAATTAAATGCCGAAAAGGGATTGGTTCCGTATTGTGATGCAGCAGGACCAGAGATACCTGTATCTGTCACCGATTTAAATAAAAATGTTCTAACTCCTAATGTAGGAGTTAGTGCATCATTTTTATAAGCTAATGTTGATATTAAGGTATTTGGTAAACTAAATCCGCTGGTGTTTGCCAGTGTGATTATTCTGGTTGTTCCTATCGAAGAAATTGCGTATGTTCCACCGGATGGTAGTGGTTTTGCAGCACTTAATACAAGTGGGACTTCTAACCCGCTAATAATTACCTTTTCATTATTACTATCAGTAACTCCTGTTACTTGCAGCACAATCTGTTTTATCTTGTAGTTGGTACCAGAAGGAGAAGTAGCTCCAAGTATGCTAACATTAGTAAATGGTATTACTGATGCATTTGCACTATAAATAATGTTGTTAGTTGTCATAGATACAACTGGTACTTTATTGTTAGTCGGTGGCGGCGCAGCTGATAGTTTTTGATACGATGCGATTAAAATAGCACTCATGTTTAAGGCTCCAATCGGTTAAGTTAAATTTGTTCCAGATATGATCCATTCAGTAGCCGACAGTTTAATTGCAGTACACATTCCGTTGGCAGTCAGCGTTCTATTTCCAGTTATACCAGAACCTGCTAATCTCATAGTATCTCCACAAATAATGGTAAGCGTTCCTGCTGCATTTTGATTGATAACTGTTATTGTAGATCCAAGATCAAAATTAACATTCGTTGATGCTGGTATAGTTAATGTTCTAGCGGTCGTATCGGTTGTTGGGTGTAATATATGTTTACCTGAATCCGACAATATACAAACATAATTATTTGACATTACGACCTGCGGAATATTAATATATCCTGTCGGTATTTCTATGCCGCCTAAAGTATGTCCATCGCTAAGGTGTAAAATCGGTATTATCGGATCGTAAAATATTTCACCAAATTTTCCTATAAACTTGGTAACATCTGAATTGCCTAATTTTTCTGCATACAATCTATAAATGCTATTCGAAGCCATATAATTTCTCGTCGTTGGTTATAAATATATTATTTATACCAATGGAGTTAATGTTATGATTTCTGATTTAACAGTAAACAAACAGTCATTATTAATGGCAAAATTGAGTAGCCTTGCATATACTGATAATGTAACCTTTGGTGGCTATAATAGTAAATTTTTAGATAAAGAAGGAACACAGGCTTATTTCCTTTGGGATAATGATGATGTTATTATTGTATGTCGTGGAACTCAACCAACTCAGTTTTCTGATATAGCGGCTGATGTTAAATTTGCTTTAGTACCTTCTAGCGCAAAAGTTGGATTAGTACATAGAGGATTTAAACACAGTGTAGATCTTATTTGGGAAGAACTTGCGAAGTTACTTAAAAAATATAGCTCTAATCGCAGAGTTTGGTGTACTGGTCATAGCCTTGGTGCCGCAATGGCAACCTTAATCACAACCCGTTGTTGTAGAACAGAGGGAATTAAAAATCCAGTATTATTTACATTTGGTAGTCCACGTGTTGGTAATGGCGAATACATAGGATTTATGCAAGGATTAGATATTCAACATTATCGCTGGGTTAATAACGAAGATATCGTTACTAGAAATCCAATAGGTAGATATAAACATCACGGAGAATTGCGTTATTTTGATCACAATGGTAATCTTGCAGATTTATCTTGGTGGCAAACAACAAAAGACAGACTAAAAGGTTTCTGGACTGGCGTTAAAAAAGGCAAAATTAACTTTTTCGTTAATCATGAAATTGGAAATTATATTAAAAATTTAGAAAAATTAGATTAATAAAAAAGGCTCTTAACGAGCCTTTTGTTTATTCATTTTTAGATGAAGATATTTGCTCTTGCGTTTTACCATGAGCCGAAATACCTAACACAGCACCCATACTTAAATGAAATAAACCACCGCCTTGTAGAGTTATCGCTGTATATGCAGTAACATCTTGCCCTGGATTATAATATTGTAAAAAATTAAATATGATTGGTCCAATCATAAAATCATAAAGGCAAATTGCTACATAAGCATATGCCAACCATGTTCTCCATCCACCATCTAAAACTTTACTACTTGCTGCCATTTTTTTCCTCCAATTGTGCTATCCTCCATTTAAGTAATGCAATAGAACCAACTAATTCTGTGCGTTTAATTTCACTTTCATTGTGTTCAACCATAAAATCTTGTCGTAATTTTTCTCTTGCCAATTCTGATACTGAATTTGGTCTAGGAGTATTTTCTGGAGTTACAACAACTGATACTTTATTTTCTAGCGTGTTGATACTTTCTCTAACATCGTTTAATGCGCTCAATAGATAAACTAATCCACTGAATAAAAATGGCAATATGGCAATATGGCAAATGTTATCTTTTCAATTAATGCGTTTTTTGGCGTTTCCATTATTTCTCCTTGTTTAGAAATATTTATTAAAAAGTGCTTGCTTTATCTATTGGAATATATTATAATAACTTATACTTTAAAACTTTGAGGATTTTATTATGGAAACTATTTTAAGTGTGCAATTTATCTCTGCAAATGAATTAGATGCAGTTAACCAGCCAGTATTTGATTGGACTATTGTTAAAACTATTTTTGGATAATTTATTATGATTAAGACGTTAATAGTATCATCGTTGTTTATTACACCTGCGTTTGTACAAATATCTACAGATGCACAAGGACATATACATTTTACCAGACACAAAGTTCAGGTAGAAAAAAAAGTTGCAATGGTTAATAATCAACCGATTGTTACTGTAGCGATTAATCAAATACCAAAAGAACCCACTAAACAAGATATTAATCGTTGGGTTCATAATGCGTGTTTGAAATATAGTGTTGATGAAAAATTGGTTCATGCGATTATCAAAGCAGAAAGCACGTATAGAACTGAGGCAATAAGTAACAAAGGTGCAGTTGGTCTTATGCAATTAATGCCAGCCACTGCTGACCGATTTGGCGTAGAAGATAGAAAAAATGCTAAACAAAATATTGAGGGAGGTGTTAGATTCCTAAAATTTTTAATGGATACGTTTAAAGATAAAAAATTAGCAGTTGCTGGATATAATGCAGGTGAACATGCAGTACAACGTCACAACTATAAAATTCCTCCATATCCAGAAACTATTGTTTATGTTGATAGAGTAATGACTGAATATGAAAGAGGTTAATATGCCTGAATTTAATACACAAGAAGATGCCATCGCTTGGTTTGAAACTCAAAAATATGCAAAAATGCGAAATTTATATTTTGTATTTGAGTCTGAAGCAGAAAACGACGAAAAATACAACGAATTGCGGTTCGATGGTTTTAAATGTTCGCACAATCGTAAATATCACGGAGTGACAGAACAATATGTAAAAGTCGCAGGTAAAACTGCAATTATTTTATGTGAATGGGGTTAAAATGAGAAAATTATTATTGTTATTACTAATTCCAGGAATAGTTCTCGCTAAAGAACCAGTACATGCTCCAGTTAAACAGCCAGAAAAAATATGTACACAAGTTCAAAAACCCAAGCCATGGGCACAAATATGGAAAGCTAAAATGGATGCTTGTACTACTCCTAAAGAAAAAGAATATCTAGCTAGATATAAAACTGTTCCCATAGAATATACATTGGATCCAATGAAAGCAGAATTGGCATCAGCTATATACGAAGAACATAGAAAAATTTATTTACGAATAAAACCATGTTTAGATAAACAATTACCGAAATAACATAACAGGAGTCATGGAATGACAAGTAAAAACGAAACAAATGTAAAGGCTACAGCAGAAACAAATGTAACTGATACATCAGCAAGCGCAGAAGCAACTGCTGCGGTTGGGGCAGAAGCAAGTCAATCAGAATCAATTAATATTAATGGTATTGATTTATCTGAAGAATCTTATGCATCAGCTACTATTGAAGCCAGTGCAGAAGTAGAAATCGGATGGACCGGAACTGATGTAGTTGCGCATGCTGAAGCAGGTGTTGACGTATCAGTTGAAGCAGGAGCAAGCGCATCTGCAGGTAATGACGATGTTAATGCTGAAGTAAGTGTTGAAGCATATGCTGAGGCGCATGCCGGAGTAGAAATAGATGGTTCTATTGGGTTACATGGAGCCGAGGGACACGCTGAAGCATCAATTGGGACAAGCACTGGAGTTGAAGCAGGAGCAACTATTTCAGGAAATGGAGTTACAGCAGAAGGAACTGCTGGAGTAAGTATTGGTATTCAAGCCGGAGCAGAAATAGGTGGCGGAGCAACATTTAAAGATAATACAATCGGAATTGGCGTTGAGGGCGAATTAGATTTATTAGTTGGTGTGGATGTTAGTGGTAGCGTTTCTGTGGATATTACGCCTGTTATTGATGCTGCAGGAGAAACAGAAAGATTAGCTAATCAAGCAGCTAAAGCTACTGAACATGCAGCTCAAGTTGCAGAAGAAGAAACAAGACGTGCTGCCGAAACAGCAGCAAGAGAATCCGAAAGATTGGCAAATGAAGCAGCTCATGTTGCACAAAATACCGGAAAACAAATTGGTAATGCATTTAAAAAGGCGAAATTTTGGTAAATGAAAAAAGATAAAATTAGAAAAATTGAAAACCTAATCGGCAGGCATTGGTGGTTAGGTCATCAAATTTGGGAACGAATTTATAACATGCGCGGGGATTTTGATCCTAATTTTTATCATTATTATAATACGATCCCGCTGAGAAAATTTAACATTAAACGTAAAAAACGCGGGTTTAAATTAGTAAGTCCTGCAAAACGAAGATTTGATTTTACACGAATATACAAAGGTTGATTATGAAACTTATAACAGATTTTTCAATATGCTTTTTTGTCTCTATGGTAATAATTTTTGGTTCAGTATGTATTGGATATATATGTCACGTGTTACATTATAGATTTCGCAGATTTTTTTTAGCATATGGAGATTTTATTTTCTTGACTACATTGCTATCGTTTACTGTATTTGGTGGATATAATTTTTATTTGAAATATGGCGAAGAAATTTTAAATTATTTAAAATAAAGTGCTTGACATAATGTATTGAATCAAGTATAATAAGTTATACTTGAAATTTTGGAGATGATTATGAATAAAGATTTAATTGCTAATGCCGTTACTGCTGCTTTTGCTGCAGCAGAGACAGCTGGTCGAGAACAGTATGCTCGTGTTGGTGAGCGAGATTGTTGTGGTTTTGGATGGGTGTTAATTAGACCTGCGCGTGGACCACTGGTTTCGTATCTTAAAAAAATGGGTATCGGTGGTAGCGAATATGGTGGCGGATATAGTATCTGGATGCCTGGAAGACAACCAACCCAAAGCATGTCAGTACATGAAGCTGCAGCCAAAGCATTTGCTGCAACAATAAAAAATATGCTTGGTAGCGATTTAAATATTACTTGGCGTTCGAGAATGGATTAGGAGATTATATTATGAGAAAATTAGCAACTGTTAGAAAAATTGATGCATTAGAACCTATTGATGGCGCGGATTTAATTGAAACTGCTACTATCGGTGGATGGAAAGTAGTAGTTAAAAAAGGGGAGTTCTCTGTTGGGCAATTAGCAGTTTATTTTGAGATCGATAGTTGGATCCCAAATGCATTAGCTCCATTCCTTACCAGCGAAGGCAAAGAACCACGAGAATACAATGATGTTAAAGGTGAGCGATTAAGAACTGTTCGCCTGCGTAAACAGATTTCACAAGGTTTATTGTTGCCTATTCGAGTAGTTTATGATGGCGTTGAATCTGTACTTGCTGGGTTAGGAATTCGTTTAGAAACTATTCCTGTAATTATTGAAGAAGATATGGATGTTTCAGATTTATTAAACATTCACAAATATGAACCGCCAATGTCAACTCAGTTAGCTGGCATGGCTAAAGGAAATTTCCCTAGCTTTATTCCAAAAACTGACGAAGAACGTGTACAAAATTTATCAAGATCTTTGTACAAATGGGCGAGTTCTGATGATTACGAAGTAGAAATTTCAGAAAAAATTGATGGTTCTTCTATGACCGTCTACGCTAAAGATTCTACTGATGAACAAGGAGCTTATCTTCAAAAATTTGGTGTGTGTTCTAGAAATTTAGAATTAAAAGAAACTGAAGGTAATTCGTTTTGGGCTATGGCAAATTCTTTAGATCTTAGAAATAAATTAGCTAAACTTGGTAGAAATATTGCTATTCAAGGAGAATTATTCGGAACTGGAATTAATGGAAATCATTATCGCTCAACTGAACACAGATTTTGGGTTTTCAGCATTTATGATATTAACAAAGGCGAATACTTAAATTCTAACGATAGAATTGAATTGTGTAAAGAATTGGAATTAGAACATGTTCCTGTTTTGGGTTATATGAATTTGCGAGATCAAACTATTGATGGATTATTGGCTATGGCTGAAGGTAAATCTGTAGTTAATCCTATTGTTGAAAGAGAGGGGGTTGTGTTAAAATGTGTTTCAAACCCCCAAATTCACTTTAAATGCATTTCTAACAAATTCTTGTTAAAAGGAGGCGATTAATCGCTTCCACTTATAAGTTAACGAACAATTGATAAAGAGGAATATATGAGTATTAGAGTTATTGGTTCAGATGATAATTTTGTTGATGATCGGTTTTATTGTACAGGAAAGGGTTCGATTGGAGATTTACAGTTAGATTTTCCTAATGTCGAAACAGCAATTGCAGCTGCTAATGAGTTACAGGAACGTTATCCGGATACCAGTTATAAAGTTATTGAAGATACTGAAGAATTAACTAAACAGTCAATTGATGCGCTTTGGTATAATCCCAAGTTTATTCATCTTCGTGAGGTTGACGACAGGTGGACTGATGATAATGCATTCGCTGATGATGTTTGGGGAATTCGATAAATAAATGCTTGACGTTTCTAAATAGATATATTATAATATATAAAACTATTGGAGAAACGTTTTGAAAAAATTTAAAGAGTTTATACAAGAAAAAGTTGTTGATATGTATCAGGGTAAAAAGTTGATTTCTACCCATCATTATTACGATAGATTAGATTCACGTCATAATAATGAAGAAGCAACTAGACAGGCAGTTAAGCATATTTTTAGAAAAACTGTTGAACATTTAAAAGATCATGATTATGGTGATCAAAAACATTTTTTGGCTTATTCGAAATCTAGAAATCAAGCAGTAGCGTTTAGTCATCAAAAAAATAGAAATGACCGTAAAGATAAACGTAAACATTTAATTGCTACGACTATATTTCCGGTTGGAGATAAACATGCCAATCCAAATACAAAATTGATTAATGTTGAAGGATATTCATCAGAGTTTATTGCTTATGTAAATGAATTTATTAGCGAAGAGCAACGAACTGAATATCCTTTATCTGAAGTTTTAGTTGAAGATGTAGAATTTTACTTTTTAAATGGGCAATTACATAATTTACCTTTTACAGAATTTATTGAAGTTGAATAAAAATTTATTATGCGAAATATTACTATTAATTAAAACGGAGAAAAAATGAAAGTAGGTGTTACTGGAACTCGTGAGGGTATGTCTGAGTATCAATTTAATAATGTTAGAAAAGGTCTTATTTATCTTAAAAGAAAGCATCATGAAATTGAATTACATCATGGGGATTGTATTGGCGTAGATATTCAAGTTGCTACTATGGCAAGAAATCTTGGTATTAGAGTTGTTAGCCATCCACCTATTAAAGAAACTCTTCGTGCTTTTCATGATAGCGATGTTGTGTTAAAATCTGATAATTATTTAACCAGAGATAGACGTATCGTAGATTCTGTTGATATGTTAATAGTTGTTCCTAAAGAAGATACGTTTCAAAGAAAAAGCGGAACTAAATATACCCATGATTACGCGAAAAAAATGGGCAAAAATAAAGTTATATTTTATCCTAAACCAAAATTTTAGTTGGAGGTATATATGAGATACAACGAAAAGGTGGTTTTCCGTTAAGTATTTTAACTTAACGGAGGAAAAATGAGTAAAACTTATAGATTTAAAAATTCTAGTTGGAAAATTAAAACTAGTCGTGTTTTAACTGAATGGACACATCGTTTGGATTTATGTGTGAATTTATATAATCCAGAAGATTATTACATTAGAGAATCTAATTGTTATGGTATGCCAAATTGTCATGAATTAGTATTTAACGCTAATAGCAAAGAAGGAAAAAAACGATTAGCCAAATTTCGTTCAGATAAAAAACGGTATTATTGGAATCATCGCGGTCCTGGATGGTTTCACAATTTATATTCACAAAGACCATATCGCAGAGATGCAAAACGTCAAATAAAACGCTGTATAGATAATGATATAGACGTTCAATTATTACGAAAACCCAAACGTGAATATTGGGATTAGTATGTTATGGTGGTAGGCGTGCCCCATGTAAAAAACAGAAAACGCCCTTTTTATTTGTCTCCGTAGCTCAACAAGATAGAGCATTCGCCTTCTAAGCGAAAGGTTATAGGTGCAATTCCTATCGGGGATACCAATTATGGAAGGTTGCTAGAATGGTAATAGAGCGGATTGCTAATCCGTCGTCCAGAAATGGGCGTATAGGTTCGAACCCTATACCTTCCGCCAATTTATTTAAAGGATGCTTATGAATGTATTGATATTAGGTGGCGAAGGATATATTGGTTCTCGATTACAACAAGTATTACGAGAACATTTTACTGTTGATATTGTCGATACATGTTGGCATCACGGCTGTTTAACTCCAGCGGTAATACAAAAAGATTATGCTGATTTAACTACTGAATTTTTATCTAACTATAATGTTATTATAGTATTAGCTGGTCACAGTAGTGTTAAATCTTGTGCAGGAGATATTAAACATTCATGGTTAAATAATGTTACAAATTTTGATGAATTATTAAGAAAAATCACTAATCAACTTGTAATTTATGCAAGTTCCGCTAGTATCTATGGCAACAGTAAACCTGGAGAAATGCATAAAGAATCTACTGTAAATTTCTTTCCTGTTAACAATTATGATATAACAAAATATGCTCTAGATTTATTGGCTCAAGTAGCTATTGATAATGGAAAAAATGTTATCGGATTAAGATTTGGAACTGTTAACGGTTGGTCTCCAAATTTACGAACTGATTTAATGCTTAATAGCATGTTTAAATCTGCTCTAACAAAATCGGTTATTGAAGTGACAAATAAGCACATTGGTAGAGCAGTATTAGGCTTAGAAGATTTATGTAATGCTATTTTAGCTTGCATCAATTCTCCAAAATCTGGAATATATAATTTATCAAGTTTTAACTCATCAGTGGAAGAGTTAGCTAATGTTGTATCAACAGAATTAAATGTTCCTATAGTTGATAATGGAAATACTCAAGGAGTTTACGATTTTACTTTAGATAATTCTAAATTTTCTAGAGAATTTAATTTTAAATTTTTACAAACCCCTGAAACTATATTACAGCTGTTATTGCAAAATTATACATATTCATATTTTGGCTGTAGAGATAAACCTATTATTTACAATAAAGAGAAATTATTATGAGTGAAGATGTAAAGCAACTTACAGAATGTTTGGCTTGTGGTGGTGATGACTTAAAACTTATTTTAGACTTAAATGAACAACCAATGGCAAATGAATTTGTTTCTGATATTACTGCACCAGAAAAAACATTTCCATTACGATTAAATGTTTGTGTAGATTGCACACACTTACAATTAAGTCATGCAGTTAATCCAGATTTATTATTTAAAAATTATTTGTATGTCAGCGGTACTACTAAAACGCTACGAGATTATTTCGATTGGTTTGCTGAATTTGCATTATCTTTTTGGAGTAAAGATGCAAAATCAGTATTAGATATTGCATGTAATGATGGTACACAATTAAATTCATTTAAAAAATTAGGTTTAAAAACTTATGGAATTGATCCTGCTGAAAATTTATATGAATTAAGCAGCAAAGATCATACGGTTATCTGTGATTATTTAAAACGCGAACATGTTGAGAAATTAAAAGATACGAAAATTGATATTATCAATGCACAGAATGTATTCGCGCATAATAGTTATCCATTAGAGTTCTTGGAAATTTGTAAAGATATTATGCATGATGATAGTTATTTGTTTATTCAAACTAGTCAAGCTGATATGATTGTAAATAATGAGTTCGATACTTTGTATCATGAACACCTAAGTTTCTTTAATGCAAATAGTATGCAAGCATTAGCGAATCGCGCTGGGTTAAAAATTGTTGATATTATTAAAACTCCAATTCATGGCAATAGTTATGTATTTGTTTTTAGTAAACAGGCACAACCAAAAATGTCTGTTGATTTGATATTAACTTATGAAAGACAAATAGGATTGCAAAATTTAGAAACATATGCAATTTATGCAGAAAAGGCAAAACATATTGTTTTAAAACTTAATGCTGAATTATTAAATCGTAAAAATAATGGGTATAAATTAGTTGGATATGGTGCTGCTGCAAAAGGTAATACGCTATTAAATTTTGGAAAAATACAATTAGATTTTATTATTGATGATAATCCATTAAAACAAGGTTTATATACCCCAGGAACGCATATTCCTGTTGTCAGTATTGATTCATTGATTGAATTTAAAAATGAGAAAATAGCATTCGTTCCATTAGCGTGGAATTTCTTTGCTGAAATTAAATCAAATATCCAAAAAGTTAGAGGTAATCCTAATGATATTTTTATTAGATATTTTCCAAAAATTGATATAAGTTAATGAAACATAAAACTTTAGATATGAGAGATAATCTTGAATTGTGTAAATTCATTGAGAATCTCTCTAAAAAATTTCCATATAAAGATACATTTACAGCAAATACAGCTATAAATGTTCCTTTGCATACACACGATGATTATGAGGCAAGGTTATTTCTAGAGGGATCTGCTATTTTTAATATTGATGGGAAGGAATATAAATGTAATCCAGGGAGTTATATAGAAATAGCTCCTGGAGTTCAACATTCATTTAAATATGATGGAATTTATCCTATAAAAGTTTTGAGATTTTTTAGCGAAGATAATGGTTGGGTTGCAAATTTTTGTCCAGATTAATCTAGTTTTGTATTACTATAAATAGTTTAATAAATTCAGACTTATTACAGGAGAATCAAATGTCAGAATGGGGTAATTATGATGCTAAAACTATTTATGGAACAAGCGTCAACGTAACAAACGGTTCCACTACCGTTGTTGGAACTGGAACATTATTTACAGCAAATTTAGAAATCGGAGATATTGTTGGTATTCACTCAGATTTATATACAAAAAATAGAGTTGCTGCTATTGCAAATAACATAAACATTACGTTAGCAGATGTATTTTTAGGAACTTCTAATACAACTTTGCCAATTTCTTTTGTTAAACTTAACGAACAACCAAAATATGTTTATCAAAATGGCGGAGTTAATGGCGAAAGCGGTTATGATGCTATGCAATTAACATATGGTGTTGATACAACAGAAATTGACATTGGTGGAGCAAATGTAACTTCAGTTTCAGTTACAACTGCAGGAACAAAATATAAAGAAATTCCATTAATCACAGTTTCTAGTGGTACTCTTGTTGCTAATGCAGCAATTAATACTTCTGGTGGCGTTGCCAATGTAACAATTACAACAACTGGTGGAGCATATTCTACAGTTCCAACATTAACAGTTGGTAATCCATATATTACATTTAATGGTGCAACTGGTGTTACTGCCGCAGCTAATACAATTACCTATACTGCACATTTATTTGCAACTGGTGATGCTGCTGTGTATTCTAATGGTGGTGGAACTACAGTTCCTGGATTAACATCAGGAAGTACCTATTATGTTATCAAAATTGGAGCAAATGCTCTTGCTCTTGCTGCAAGCGCATCTGATGCAACAGCAAATACACAAGTTGATATAACAAGTACAGGTGTTGGTGCTGCTCACACATTAACATTAACATCTGGCGCAGCTACTGTTGCTGCAAGTTTAGGTATTGGTACACCAACGGTATCTAAAGGTGCTCATGCTGGTTGGGTTAAGAAAACTGTAGGAACTGGTGGTCGTTCAGGTCGTATTCAATACGAAACATTAGTTGCTATTGGTTCAATTACAACTGATGCTGTAGACGATAAAACTTTCCCAGACGCTTAATCTAGGAATAATTAAAGAAAGCCTGTTAACGCAGGCTTTTTTTGTACATAAAATTCATGGAACTTTTTTATGAAAGAATCATCACAAACAATGTTATATGTTGTGTATTATATCGTGGGATTAATTTTTAGTTTTGCTATCGTTTCTATTTGTGGTTTATTCGCTGCAGCGGGAATTCTTCACTTAATTGCATATGCACAAAAAATAAATATTTAAAAAGTGCTTGACATAATATGTCTAGTCTAGTATAATATAACTGTACCGTAACTTTAAACTTATTGAGGAATTATATAATGAAAAAAATGATTTTAGCATTGGCGATTTTAAGTCTTGTTGCTTGTGGTGAAAGCGAAGAAGAAAAGGCTAAAAAACAAACTGAACAAATTCTTGCACAGCAACAACAAATCCTACAAAATCAACAAGTTCAGCAGCAGCAAATTGATCAACAAAATGCAGTAGTACAGCAACAAGGTCAGCAAATCCAACAACAAGTGCAACAACCTGTTCAAGCACAAGCTCCAGTTATTATCCAGCAACCTGCTGCACAACAACCAGTAGTGGTACAGCAACAACATGATAATACTATGACTAATATGTTGGTTGGTGGGTTAATTGGTCATGCAATCGGTAGCTCGGGGAATTCTTCTAATAATTCATCTCCTAGCTATAATCATGATTACGGTTCAAGTTCTAGAACTGTAACCAATGTAACTAAAAATATTACGATTAATCAAACAGCTCCTGCTGCTCCAGTAGCTCCTGTGTCAACATCAAATGTTGCTTCAGTTACTCCAGCGGCAACAGTTGCACCAAAGGTTAATCATATGGATACAAGTAAATTTAATTCAACGAGTTCTTATAAACCATCAGCTCCTGTTAGCAGACCTAGTTCTAGTATGAATATGAGTCGGTTATCTTCAGCTGGAAGAAGATAGGATAATTTTGTGAAACTAGATCCAAATAATTATTGCGTTTTATATGAACAAAATATATTTTGGGCTATTATACATGATGTGGTAGCCCATCCATTGATGGCTTTAACTTTTTATAAAATTAATTTGTTTATAAAATTGCACAATTATACATCAAATATGGCTTGGAAGCGCAGTTGAAATGAAATCATATTTACACGCGAAAGTTCACTTTAAACACAAAATTAATAAAGCATAGGAATATATTATGAAAACAAAACAAATTAAAACTCCATCAAATGATGGATTAGATCAAGCATTCGCAGTTGTTGCGCTTGGAAGATTAAAAAAATTAGATAAACCATTTAATAATGATAACATTCAAGCAGAAGCAGCTAGGCTTGAGCGATGCGTAGAATATATGTACAAAATAGATAAGAAAATGGAATTAAATTACCAACAATTTGCATCCAATTTTTTAAAAGATAATCTTAAACAATTAATTTCGGGAAATAAATATTCAGGATTATATTTAAACGACGTGGTAGACAACGTCAAAGAAAAATCCTATTACGTGGAAGAGGCTAATTTTATTTTTTAAAATTGCAATTTATTTTAGTTGCCTCTACGGGGCAACTTTTATTTTTGGTGGTTGTTTTATGGAAGTTAATGAAGTTATTGAACGTTCGTTCAAAAGAGATTTACGAAATCTTTTAAAAAAATATTCAGCAGAACTTGATGTTTCTGTTGAGATGTACGAATTTGGTGCAGCAGTAAATGGAATTACAGTATATATTCCAGAGAGTTACGATAATAATGGCAATATTTTACACGAAGCAGTAAATATTGAGCTAACAAAATGGGTTAATTGGGAAAGTTTATAATGCATCAATATAATATAATTTTTATATGTTTTTTTCTTTTGTTTACCAAACATTTCTATATAGATTTTATCAATCAAACATACGAAGAAGTTAAATGTAAAGGTATATTTGGAAATTTGACTGGAGCAAAACATAGTATTAAACAAGGTCTTGCTACAGGTTTAGTGTTATTTCCATGGGTAGATCCCACTCTTTTATTCATAATAGTTTATGTTGAAATTAACGTACATTACTTTATAGATTATTTTAAGGCTCATTATGGTTTATCGGATATAACAGATAAGCGATTTTGGGTTCAATTAGGGTGTGATCAGTATTTACATTATTTAACATATCTTGCTATTACTTACGTCATTTTAATGGAGTCATAATGTTAAAGTCTACTAAATTTTCCGATTTTGATTTACAAAAAAAATTAACAGATAGAGGTTGGAAAGGTAAATATTATGGATATATGAATAAAGTTACATATCTTTCCGAAAATAACGAAACCATTGCTGTTGTTGAATATGATAATCGAAGATCTTTAATTGTATCTGCAGATTTTAAATGATTGATATTGAAAAATTAGTAGGAAAGGTATCAGATGAAATAAAAAAAGGTTCAACAAGATTAGTTTATTTTCCTATTAATCCAAGAAAAATTATATTAGATGGAATTGACGTTGAAATTGAAACAGTTTTAAAGGTTGCTAAATCGCATACTCTTGAACTAAATTCAGGAGAATGTGATTTAGGTAAATGTCAAAATCGCATTGAATTTGCATTAAACTCGTCAAAATATACTTTATTTGCGAAAAATTCAAATTTAACCTATACCACAAATAATACTGTATTATTATCCACAATAATAAATTCTGATCCAAATAATAACTGGATAGAAATGATAAAAGTTAATCAATTAACCCCTGCTTTATTTAATGAAATAACTGCAACAGAAATATATTATTGTGGATTAGGTTTTATAGATGTGCAAAATTGTTTTTTTAGATATTATACAAATATGCATAAAGCTGAAAATGAGCAAGTTCCGTCATATATAGATGATGATAAATATTTTTTTATTATAGAACACCCATGGGTTAAAATGTATTTAGATTTTATGAAAAATTTTAATCTTGTCCCTTTTGATTTTACATTAAAAAATCTTGGTTATATAGAACATCCTATTTCAAAAAATAAAATAATACTTTTATGCGATTATGGATTTACTGAAGAATATAATAAATTTTTTGATTTAGTAGAAGAAAATGCTTGACATCATTTTTTTATTATAGTATAATACATTATACTTAAATGAGGAATAAGGAGTTAAAATGAGTAACGCAAAATTAGACCCTTTTGGTAGAATTTTATATGAAGAATCTGCCGATAAAAGTTGGTGGAGAAAATACGAATATGATGAATATGGGAATAGAATATATTACGAAGATTCCGCAGGAATGTGGGTTAGAAAAGAATTTGATGAATATGGAAACGAAATTCGTTATCAAAATTATCTAGGCGTTGATACAAATAAATGTTAAGAGAAATTATATTATGAAAATGTTATTTTTAATTCGTGGCGTTCCAGGCGCAGGTAAATCTACACTAATTAAATCATTAAACGTTAACCTTGCGGTTTCCGCTGATGATTTTCACACAGACGCAGATGGTAATTATAACTGGACTCCAGAAAAATCTAAAGCTGGTCATGCATGGTGTCAATCAGAAGTCAATCGTGCGCTGCAATCCCCATTCATTGATAAAATCGCAGTTCACAACACATTTACGGTTTCTTGGGAAATGGAACCATATTTTAAAATGGCTAGAGAAAACGATTATCAAGTAACAACTTTAATCGTAGAAAACCGTCATGGCAATCAAAATATTCATGGCGTTTCTCCAGAAACAATTAAAAAAATGGTAGACCGATTTGAATTTAAATTAGCTCCAGATGTTAGATATGAAGATTTCGTAGCTAAAAAAGCACAAAATGGATTAACTGTTCATAAATACAAACGCAAAGTATTCTATGATAATTTATGGAACATGCACCCAGATTTAGTTGATGCTCGTGGTTTGGTTACTGATAACCAAGATAACATCGTACAATATCCATTTACTAAAATTTTTAATTACAAAGAAAATGGTGTGACAATAGCACTTGACCATAAAGTTATGGCGATTGATAAAATTAATGGTTTTATGGCTGCTGTTACTTGGTACAATGATGAGCCTTTGATTTCTACTACTGGTTCGTTATCTAGCGATTTTATCGCAATGGCTAAAGAAATGTTACCATTAAATAAAATGTCAAAGATTCTTAAATTGTATAAAGACTACACGTTTTGTTTTGAAATTGTACACATAAATGATCCACATATTATCGAAGAAAAATTTGGTGCATATTTAATTGGTTGTCGCGAAAAAGTTAAAGGTTCTAAGCAAGTTAACCAAAAACTTTTAGATGGAATTGCCAAAAAATGGCATGTAATGCGCCCAGAAGTTCAATCAGGTTTGTTTCATGAAATATTGGAACAAGTTAAAACTTATAAGAGAGAAGGCTACGTTGTTTATGATTTGGATAGTGATACTGTTTTAAAACTTAAAACCCCATATTATTTAACATCAAAGTTTATTGCTAGAACTAAAAGATTAGAATTGATTTTTAGTGGTAATTATAAACAAAACTTTGATGAAGAATATTATTCTTTGTGTGAACATATACAAAAAAATTACACTAAAGAATCTTTCTTAGAAACTCCAGAGCAAGAACGTTTAGAATTTGTTCGTTCTTGGGCTGAAAATACTTTAAATTGAGAGACATTATGAAATTAGGCGAATATTTAGAAAATTTACAAGAATTAGTACGTGACCAACCAGAATTAATTGATGCTGAAGTTGTCTATTCAATTGATGATGAAGGGAATGATTATGGTGTTGTTAATTGGAATCCAAGCGCAGGTCATTTTGATAAACGCGCTAGAGAGTTTATTTCAGAACATCATATAGAAGATGAAGAAATGCCAATTAATGCTGTTTTAATTAACTAAGGATATAAAATGAGTGATATTCCAGAAAGCGGTAAAGTATTGGTAAAATTTAGTGCATCTTGGTGCTCTCCGTGTAAAGTGCTTGCATCAATTATTGAGAATAATCCTCCACCAATTCCTATCGTAGAAATTGATATTGATCAAGATTATGAATTAGCAGATAAATACAAAGTTAGAGGTGTTCCAACATTAATTGTTTTTGAGAATGGAGAAGAACTTAAAAGGAAAGTTGGGTTAATAACAGCAGTACAGTTACGAGATTTTTGTGGGTAGATATATGAAAAAATTATTTTTAATTTTAATGTTGTTTTTAGTTTCAGTAACAGCTAATGCTCTTCCATGGTGGAATGGTTTTATCTGGGTTAGTAGTACATGTGTAGCTCCATCTGGAAATTTCTGGGTTTATCCTCCAAATTGGGCGCGACCTGTTGGTGAAATGTGTAGGTTGCCTAGTGGGGAATATGGAATTGTTGAATAAAAGTGCTTGACATTGAAAAGGGTATAGCGTATAATAACGTTATACCCTTTTTTATTGGAGTTTGTTATGAATATTTTTTACCTTAATAATGATACCAAATTATGTGCACAGCAACACGTCGACAAACATGTCGTCAAAATGATTTTGGAAACTGCGCAGTTATTGTCTACTGCTCATCGGGTTTTAGATGGCGTAGAAACTACAGGATTTTCGGCATCAGGTCGCAAGAAAAAAGTCTGGAAACTTAACAATTCCTATGACGATATTTTATATTCAGCAACACATATAAACCACCCATCAGCGGTTTGGGTTCGTCATGGATTTGAAAATTATCAATGGCTTCATTCTTTGCTTGTAGAATTATGCAAAGAATACACCTATCGTTACGGTAAAACGCATAAATGCGAAGAAATTGGTTTAGTCGATAAATTACAATATGCTCCATTTAATATCTCAACTAAACTATTTACCGAACCGACACCAGCTATGCCAGATGATTACATTGTAAAAGGTGATTCTATCCAATCATACCATAATTATTATAATGGCAGTAAAACTAAATTGCACAACTGGAAATTTAGAAATATTCCAGAATTTATTATACAAAGTGCTTGACATTAAGTTATGTTTAGGGTATAATAAACTATAATTAATTGGAGATGATTAAATGATACTATCGTTATTAAATGAATTAGCAGCAACAACTAGTACCAATGACAAATTAGCTTTACTAAAATCACACAAAGAAGATAACCTAGTAATAGCTGTATTTCGTTTAGCATATAATCCAAGAATTAAGTTTTGGATTAAAAAACGCCCAGAATTAAATTCTGTGTATCATAAAGTATATCATGAAGGTGATTTATATAATGCATTGATTAAACTTGTTGATACTATAGCAGATAGAAAATTGACAGGTAATGCTGCAATTGAATACGTCAGTGGTTTATTAGAAAACCTTTGCCAATTTGATCAAGAAGTTTTATATCGAATTATTGAACGCGATTTAAAATGCGGTGTAAATACTAAACTAATTAACAAAGTTTGGAAAGATTTAATTCCAGAATACCCTGTTTTATTATGTGGTAAATTCAACGAAAAAACTGAAAAAAATATTAAATATCCAGCTATTTTTCAATGCAAAATGGATTCTTCTAGAATTAATTTTGAATTTGATAATGGTAAATTCGTTTCAGCGACAACTCGTAACGGAAATGTATTAGATATTACCGAATTTGATGATATTGTTATTAGTGACACAAGTAGAGTAGTTCTTGATGGAGAATTAATGTGGCGTTATCCAGACGGTCGAGTAGCAGAACGTAAAGTTTCAAATGGTTATGTAACCAAAGCCGTTAGAGGAACGATTACCGAAGAAGAGGCTAAAGGCTTGTATGCTGTTATTTGGGATTATATTCCTTATGAAGATTTTATACTAGAAGTTTGTAACATCCCTTATGTTAATAGATTTAGATTAGCAGTTGACGCTATTTCTAGTGAAAATGCTAAATTGATCATCGTAGAATCAGAGATTGTTAATTCTCGTGAAGAAGTAATGGAAAAATACCAACGTAATTTAGAACGCGGTGAAGAAGGTGGTATCCTCAAATCAATTAATGGTATCTGGGAAGCAAAACGTAGTAAATATCAATTAAAACTCAAAGCTGAAGATCATGCTGATTTATTAGTTGTTGGTTATACACTAGGAACTCCTGGAACTCAATTCGAGGGTATGCTTGGATCATTGCTTTGCCAAACTTCATGCGGTCAATTAGAAGTTGGTGTTGGTAGTGGTTTTAAACATAAACGAGGTGAACGCGATAACCCAGAATCATATGTTGGTAAAATTATTCAAGTAAAATATAACTGTATTATTTCCAATAAAGGTTCTGATAAAAAGTCATTATTCCTACCAATTTATGATGGAATTAGAGACGATAAAACTACAGCTAATTCATTAGAGGATTTATTATGATTCAAGAAGATTTTCCAGAATATATTAAACAAATAATCGCCGAGGCAAAAGAAGTATTATACACAGGCTCTAAATATATTTGCCCAACAGAACCGTATAACGATATCGATATTATGATATTGGTTGATAATATTGAAAAGTGGGAAGTGGAGCATCCGGTTGATTCTAAATGCGGAGCCGATGCAACATATCCAGATGACGACATGGTAGCGTTTAGGATTGGCGATTTTAATATTTTAATTGCGGCTAAACCAGATTACTTTATTAAATGGCAGTTTGCAACTCAAATTGCTATTGCATTAAACCTAGTTAAAAAGGAAGATAGAAAATATCTATTCAAAACAATTTTAGATAACGACGGAGTTAAAATTGAACACCTCTAAACGAATTATTGATTTAATTACTCCAGATACTATAAATAAAACTATAGTGGTTGCGGCTGGATACAAATTTGAAGTTAGTGATACCGTTAACGATAAAATTTCAGGAGTGATTTTCTTTGGAGATTATCGTTATCCCGTTGTATGGGGTGCTGATGGATTTCCACTTAAAATAAAAGATTCTCCGGAATATTATCACCTTAGATTAATAGAGAAGAAATGAAAATAAATTATACAAACCCAAAATTAAAAACGCCATTAGCAAAATATGGAAAACTTCTTAATGGGTTTAACAATAATCAATTGGATGAAACTCAAACAAAAGAATTGATTAAATTATCTTCTCTGTTAATTAACGAATTAATTAAAGATACTCAGCGAACTAAAAAACTTTCCATGATGGATGGAGATGCGCTTAGATTACAAAAAAACCTTAGTGTTTAATTTTTGGAGTTATTATGTTTATATTTGATGTGGAATCATTGGGCGTTGAGTCTAATTCCGTTATTTTGTCTGCTGCTATTGTTTACATAAATCCTGCTGAAAAAAATACATGGGAATCATTATACGAAAACACTTTGTTTGTTAAATTTAACGTAAAAGAACAAGTTAAAAAATATAATAGAATTGTATCAAAAGACACCATTGATTGGTGGAATAAACAATGTGACCTAGCAAAGAAACAAAGTTTTTATCCAAGCGATAAAGATTTATCTGCTAAAGAAGGAATTGCATGTATTCATAATTATATTAATTCGCATTGTGATCCAAAAACAACATTGATTTGGATCAGAGGTTCATTAGATCAACTAGTGATGGATAGTTTGTGCACAGCTACCGGAGATGAATCTATTATGCCGTATGCAAATTATCGCGATATGAGAACGTATGTTGATTTAGTTGCTACTGAATCAACACGTGGCTATTGTGCAATTAATCCAGAAACTTATCCAGGAACATGGGATCGAAACGTAGTTATTAAACACAATCCAATAGATGACATTGTTCTTGATGCCTTAATGTTATTATATCCAAGTTAATTATGAAACTTATTGAAAAATTTGTATTAGGTATTGTATTATTCTTTTTGTTATTACTGGCAGTTCCAGCTATAGCGATTAGAATTTCTGAATTAGCATTGATTGTTTTCTTTTTGGTTGTACTGCTAAATCTAGGAAAACCTAGATGAATGGCGAGGTTTGGCCAGTAACTCGAAAAAACTTTAATAATCTTTCACTAAAGAAAAAAGTAGAAATATTAAATTATAGAAAAACGCTTGATAATACTATTGAACTTTTATTATTAAAGCGTAAACTGTGTAAACTTTCTCAGGAAAGTAACTGAATTGTTGTAACTCCTTCAAAATGAAGGCATCTGAGACGAGGGTTCGAATCCCTCCAGCTCCACCATAAACATATTAGACTCAGAAGGTAGACTATTCGCGGTAATCTACTGAATGGTGATCGAGTTTAAAGACTCAAATAGTATGTTTTTGATGGGGCTGTCATGGTTTCGATCAGGTGAGATAGTAGAGAAGGCAACACGAGAGATGACTGACGTAATCAGCATAAAACAAAGTAAATGCAGCAAATGATGCAAACTATGGAGATTACGCTCTAGCAGCGTGAGATTAGCCTGAGATTAAACCACTTGGAAACAGAACGGTTAGGGGATGGGATGTTTCATCCCCGTTTTACATTATTAACTAAAGGAAAAATTATGCAAGTATTAGCGAAAAATATTTTAATTTTAAAACATAAAAATGAATACACTGGATTAATTCAGGGAGTAGAGTCCGATGAAAATACATATGGTAAAATTTTAGGAATCGGAACTGATGTAACTACTGTTGAATTAGGTCAAATTGTTATGTTAGATTGGAATAAATCTAAAAAAGTAAAAAATGATTTGTATGTAATTCAAGAAGAAGATATTATTGCTATTTTGGAAGAAGAAGATTTAAAATGATTAAACAATATACCAAACGCCCAGTTATAATTGATGCAGTTAAATTTGAATATACAGACGAATGCATCAATAGATTAAAAGAGTGGCTTGGGGATGAATTCGTTTCTTGTGGAAAAGAGCGACGTATGGATGCTAAAGGGTGGTTGCAAATCGGAACCCTAGAAGATGGACAGGATTCTTACCAAGTAAAACACATTGCAACAGAGGGTGATTACATTATTAGAGGTATTAAAGGTGAATTTTATGCATGTAAACCCGAAATTTTTGAAGAAACGTATGAAGAAGTAGTCTATCGAGTTGTTGAAAAAGACTTCGATGAAGACACTTACTATGGATGTTAATATAGATTTCTAATTATATTAAACACTTAACTTAAAGGAAAAAGATAATGGCTAAAGAAATTAAATTTGGAAACGACGCAAGAGTATTAATGGCTGAGGGCGTTAATATATTAGCAAATGCAGTTAAAGTTACATTAGGACCAAAAGGTAGAAATGTAATTATTGAAAAAGGATTTGGTGGTGCGCCGACTATTACAAAAGATGGTGTTACAGTAGCAAAAGAAATTGAACTACAAGATAAATTCCAAAATATGGGTGCGAAAATTGTACAAGAAGTAGCATCAAAAACAGCAGACGTTGCCGGAGATGGAACGACAACTGCAACCGTTTTAGCTCAAGCAATTATGAACGAAGGATTAAAATCAGTTACAGCTGGTATGAATCCAATGGATTTAAAACGTGGCATCGATTTAGCGGTAGCAGTAGCAATTGATGCTATTCAAGAATCTTCAATCCCATGTACCGATACAACTTCTATTGCACAAGTAGGCACAATCTCAGCAAATTCTGATGAATCAATTGGAAAAATTCTTGCTGAAGCTATGGAAAAAGTTGGACAAGAAGGTGTCATTACTATTGAAGACGGAGCAGGATTTCAAACTGAATTAAATGTTGTAGAGGGTATGCAATTTGACCGTGGATACTTATCTCCTTACTTTGCAACAAAACAAGATACAATGGTAACGGAATTAGAAAATCCATATATTTTAGTTACCGATAAGAAAATTTCAAACATTCGCGATTTACTACCAATTCTAGAATCAGTTGCAAAAACTGGAAGAGCTTTGACTATTATTGCAGAAGATATCGCCAATGATGTTTTGAGTACATTAGTTGTAAATCATATGCGTGGCGTTGTTAAATTAGTTGCAGTTAAATCTCCAGGATTTGGTGATAGACGTAAAGCAATTTTGGAAGATATTGCCGTATTAACAAATAGCACAGTTATCTCAGATGATGTTGGACTAACATTAGATAAAATTACTCTTAATGAATTAGGTACAGCAAAAAAAGTAAATGTAACCAAAGACACAACAATTATCATTGATGGTGCAGGTACAGAAGAACAATTAACTACTCGAGTAAATGTAATTAAAGCACAATTAGCTGATGCAACTACTGATTATGATAAAGAACTATTACAAGAAAGATTGGCCAAATTAATTGGCGGTGTTGCTATTATTCGCGTTGGTGCTTCTACTGAACTTGAGATGAAAGAGAAAAAAGATCGAGTTGAAGACGCATTGTATGCTACTCGAGCTGCTGTCCAAGATGGTATTGTATTAGGTGGTGGTACAGCCTTAATTAGAGCTGGAGCTGCTATTGAAAACTTACAAGGAGCAAACCATGATCAAAATGTTGGTATTGCAATTCTTCGCAGAGCGATTGAAGAGCCTCTTCGCCAAATCGTAACTAATGCAGGCGAAGAAGCATCTGTAATCTTAGCTAAAGTAAAAGCTGAATCTGGTAATTTTGGATATAATGCAGCCACTGGAGAATTTGGTGACATGTTCAAATTTGGAATTATTGACCCAGCTAAAGTTACGAAAACTGCATTATTAAATGCCGCATCAATTGCTGGGTTATTGTTAACCACTGAAGCAATGGTTGGTATAATTCCAGAGGAAGATAATACACCAAGTTTTGGCGGAATGCCAGGAATGATGTAAAGTTTTAGACCTCAATTATTTTGAGGTCGCATAAGTGGGATGTCGAGCAATTAATGTTTTAAGGCTCGACATCTAACAATAACGTGTTATAAATTTGGAAATACTAAAAGAATGGATGTTAATGAATACAAATTGCAATATACAGATCCACAAAAATCAGAATGGGTATCTTGTATGTCTACCGAAGGAAAACGTCGCAAATTATTTAGAAGTTAAAATATAAATTCCTGTCCAATCTAAAGGTAAATTTTTTGTTTTCATTTCTTTACATCTATCTATCCACATATTGTAATATTGATCCATTTCTCCTTCAAATTTACCTTTAAGATTTTCGCAACAAATACTAGCTTCATCAAATTTCTGTTTACGATATAAAGATAGCATTTCAGAATGTAATAATACATCTTCGGTATTAATTTTAATGCGCGTATTAAAAGCTGTATAAATTTTAATACCTATTGTTTTACCTTTAACTTGAATTGTGTCTAATTCTAAAAGCGTAAAATCATCTTTAACTAATTCAGCTGTTGTTTCTCCAAGGATTAATAAAACGCCATAACCTTTGGTTTGCCCTTCTAATCTAGAAGTTAATGATACAGCATCCCCTAGCACATCATAGCCAAAACGATATTTTGAACCGATGTTACCTACTAAAATTGGTCCAGAATTCACGCCTACTCCCATACCAACAGGTGGCTTACCAAGAGCAACTAACTGTTTATTAAATTCAGTAACAGCCTGTACCATTTCCAATCCAGTTTGCACAGCAACCTTAGCATGATCCGCATCATCTAATGGAGCACCGTGAATATGTAAACTTGCATCTCCAATAAACTTAATAATACAGCCATTATTTTTAAGTACAGGCTCAGAAATAGCAGTCATGTAATCATTCATAATCTGAGTTAACCCTTCAACATCATCACCATATGATTCACCCAGAGTAGTAAATCCACGCAGATCCGTCATAACAGAGGAAAGAATTTTTCTTTCTCCACCTAACTTAATTAAATCTGGGTTTTTTTGTAAACGCTCAACCATTACAGGGGAAACGTATCCACCAAATTGTTTTTTAATTTGCTCTTTTTGTAAATATTCAGAAAGGAATTTAACAGTATATGCATGACCATAAACTAACGAAATTCCAACCACAAAAGCGGTAATATCAATCAGCATATTATAGCTCTGGAAGACCCAAGAAGCCGCGAAATGACTTACCCCTAGCGTTAGTATTACTGGAGCAAATGCATACGTCCAGCGCGATGCAACGACAACTATAATGCCTCCTAGAAATATAGCTAAAATTTCAGCCATATCTACCCAGTCTGGTCGTTCTATAACTACACCATTAATCATCGTTGAAATAACAGCTGCTTGTACGTCTTGAGGATAAACTGCCCCAATAGGTGTTGATAAAGGATTAGAGATACCAGCAGCACTAGTTCCAACAATAACCACAGCGCCACTAAAATCAGCTGGAATATCAGTAATGCTTACTGATTTATTTTTTTGACTCCAATCAATCCAGATTCTACCAAGGCTATCTGTTGTAACTGGACCAAATGATGGGATACGAAGTTTTTCCACGCCCAATTCATTTAATTTAATTTGAAACGTTGTATCCTGCGCAAGAACTCGTAGCGTTTCTAAACTTAATGCTGGATATAATTTACCATCAACTGATGTTACTAATGGAACTCTACGATTAACGCCATCAATTTCGGGTAATGTATTTGTCGTTCCAACACCAGCAGAACTATTTTCTAAAACAGGAATGTTAGAGATTATTCCAGGATAGCGAACTATTTTATCTTGATATTCCGGATTTAATATTACCGATCCTGGATTTTTTGGAGTATTTTTAGTTTTACTTGCAGGAACACTAGGTAAAACAACAGGTAATACTTTTAAAGTTTGTTCTAATTTATCATCTCCACCTAATCGATCAGTTTCACTCATTAAAACGTTAAATACAACTAATCCTGCATTATGTAAATACAATGTTTCTACTGTATCTGCATAAAAATCGCGTTTAAATGGCCACTGACCATTTTTATCTAATGCTGCTTCATCAATGTTAACTGTATAAACATTATTTTCTGTTGGAGCTTTAGATGTAATTAATGTGTCGAAATATTTTAATCGGGTGGAAGACACAAAGTATGGATCATCTATTCGTATACATATTACAATCAAAA